CATCCTTCAGCGAATATCCTCCTTCTTATCTCACCGGGCCACTCAACCCTCCATTGATCACGTTTGACTTCATCCCTTGCTGTCCTAGTTTCTTGTAAATACCAGTACAGCATTGTGTACACGTCATTGACTTTAATGCGCGTACCAAGTAAAGATATCAGCACAGAGTATCCCTCGACGCTGGATAAAGAAAAACCTCCAGCTCGAACCAAACTGCGCGCTCTATCGTGGGGAGCGTGCCGTTCTACGTGCCACATGTGCTTCATAACTTCACTTGCTTCCCTGTGTGGTCTTCCCTTAAACCACGTATGTCCAAGGAAGTGAGGGCTATTTTCCATCGTCGCTATTTGCTCATTATCACGCGACATACTCTTGTTCGCGTTAACAGTGAAACCAATCTCATTCGCATGAGCAGCGATTACCTCGGGTGGTACACTGCGATCAGAGACAATGAGAGAGTCATCACCCATAACAAGCAATTGATTCGAATGTAATGGCTTACCCGAAACTCTAAGCCATATATAATTCGAAACAAATACATTCACTAAACTACCAATGAGCGATGTGAATGTTGCTCCAGATGGAATACCAGAGTGAACTTGATAGATATAACCATCAGGCATCACAATTCTGGTATGTATGAAGTCATTGACGTAGCGATCATAAGCATTACGATCAATCTCATCCATGTCTAGGTGCTTTGAGATCATAGAGAAGATTGATAATAATATCCACTTAGATACGCATGCGTCGAACCTAGAGAAGTCTAATGCGTACGCGAATCTCTTCGACCCAACCATCGCTGAGATGATTGCTCCACGTTCCGCATTACTGAGACCCCACGTGAACGGACGCTTGCGCGCCAACGACGCCTGTATTGGTTCGGAAAAACTCGAACCCAGAATAGTCGTAGCGAGCGGCGCCATCCATACGAGACGTGTTTTTGAAGGAAGGACCCTATGATCATCCCCAGGCTTAAATTGGACACGGCGACCAAACAAATAAGGGTCGAACCCTCTTTTGCCAAGTCGAACAAGCTCCGCAAGCCGTAATCCTTTAACCTTAACGTCATGATTAGGACGAAGGTAAGGAAGACCAGAGAAGCTAGTATCATGGACAATATTGTCCACAACCTCAGCCAACGGTAATACCCGTTGCCTTCCGCCAACAGCACTGAGTGCGTCATCGACCGCACGAAGCGCGTTTCGGTATGCAGTCCTTTGGTCCTGTCCCCGGACATCTCGAACTCCAGACGGAGTGTTTCGACCTCTGCTGGGAGTTCTCCGGTGACCAATGCCATTGCCACGAGAAGAGATTCGTGATCTGACATTTGAGCTAACTCTGCTCTGGTCCTCGGAATCGGGACATCCGTTAATGTCTTCGTAGGCCTCCTGACAACTGGTTCCGTGGTCAATTGGATTGTTGTAGTGTCGGTTTCCTCCACTTCTGTTTTGAAGGAAGGGATGAGAGATAGGTCCCGTCTCTCCATACTTCGAGAGGGCGGTATATGCCCAATCTGGTTCTGTGACACTTCGGTTCTCCTCTGGTTTAAAGGAGGCGCCGAGTTCAACTAACCAGGATGCAAGATACGCATCTGTAGCAGGAGAAACAACAGCCCTATTGAGTGAGGATAACACTTCACTCAATCGCTTATTATTTCCTCGCGATTGATAGGCCCTGAGTCTGTGAACACCTGGTGGAGTCACAAAGTCAGCATGGCTCATGGTACTCATGTGCACCTCCAATCGTGTCGTCAATGGTGTGGTTAGGGACAAGGCTCTGACAGCACCTCCCGACTGTCCCTACACATAGGGTCACCCCTATGTACACGATAACGGCTGGATACGTTATCCGCCACCTTGATGTGTTAGGATTGCGAATTCCTAACGGTGAACTGGTTACGCCAGTCATGCGCATCGTCTTCGAACAGACGAAGGTAAT